GACATAACTGAGCTGCCCTTTTCAAGCAACGCAATCGTTGTTCCCACAGCAGCGTTTTGATTGCTGTCGCCAACTTGCATATCAGAGATGCTGGCCATGCGCTGACCAGCGGTTACGCAGAACCCAAGCAAAGCCATGAGCGTTTGACTTGGCTCCTTGTAGGGCAGTGGCAACAAAGATGATTGCAGTTCCATGCCGCCCGCATCCATGTCACGCCATTCACCCGGCTGGATTGGCACGTCATCGTTCATGATCCGTGCGCCCTTGGCCTTGAAGCCCGCTGGCAGATTTACCAACGTACCGGCATCAAGCAATTGTTGCAGTGCAGCGGTAGCGGTCTTGGACAGGTTGCCAACCAAGTGCAAGAAGCCAAGGCCATAGGCTCCGGGTCCTTGGACCAAGCGGTAGTGAATGTAGTATTGCTTGCGGCGAAAGAGCTTGTCGCCCTCTTTCCAGTTGCGACGGATGCCGACGACATCGCCAGTGTTCTCGTCCAACGTGATGATGTAAGGCAGAGCAATTCCTGTCAACTCGCCGTCTTCATCTTTGTGCTCAAAGCCTTCCAAGTCGTAATCCAACTGGAACTCAAGCAGGCTGATCTCTTCTTCCTCGGCATTGGGTGACATGCCCATAGCCTTGTCAACCGCCTTTTTGATTGTGCTTTGGCCGTTGTCGTTCAAGGACTGTGGCTGGGCTTCATCCAAGTATTGACCACGGACAACTGCTTTCTTGTAGTCGTTGGTGCTCATTGGAACGCGGTGGATGATGCGCTCGCATTCGCTCATGACAGAGCTGCCCCAGTACGGGATGTACAAGTTGTCTGGCAGCACCAAGGCACTTACCATGCGGCCCTTGTTCTCGTCGTAGTAGACCTTTTTAAAGGTTGAGCCGCCGTAGCCGGTGTAGAACAAGAGCTGATCAAAGTCCGGGGTGTATTCTTCCATCACCGAAGTGATTTGGTAGTTCATGAAGTCGCGTACGCGGTCGGCCTGCATGAGCTTCTCGCGTGTTTCCTTGCCCAGTACCTGCGTGCGCACGGGGCCTTCGGAGGGCAGAAGTTCCTTCAACGCGGTGGACTGGAACTGGACAATGCTCTCGGTCAACAGGGGGTGGCTCACGCCGCTTGCGCCCTTGAACGGCTTGGTGCGCTCTTCCATAGTGAAGCCCAAGAGCTTGATGCCTTTGCTGTACTGATCTTCCCAATCTTTGCGTGAAGTACTGTCAGCATCAAACAACAACATCAAGTCGCCGCTGATCTTGCCCAACACATCGGTGTCAATGACATCGGCCAAATTGGCATCAAAGGGAACATCAGCGTCTTCTTCCTTGCCAATGTTGACCAACAAGTCGCCGGTTTCTGAGTCGAATTGGATCTCTACATCAGGCAAGTCTTCAGGAGCTTCTTGGGATTCAACTTCAATATCTATCCCTGCGTCGGGGTAGTCATCGCCTGTGATGCGTTTTTCGATGGGCATGTTGTGTCCTTATAAATATCTGCGGTTATCAGCCGAAAGGCGTTCTACTGATCCGCCTTTAGCGAATGGTACGCCAGTCTTCATGATACGCGCTGCGGCTTCAGGTGACCAGACCACGCCTGTTGCGGTGATGGCCCTGCCGTCTTTATCTGGAGGCAACTCAATCTGACGAAGTTCTAAGCCCGATTTTTCCCCGCCCAAATCCTTGATTACTTGTTTCAAGTTAGGTTGTATCTTGCCTACATACAGCTGAGGTTTGTCTGATTCATTGCCGGGGAAAGTGGCAAATCTTTTGCCGTCGCGCATGGCGGATTGAATTGCGTTCTTCATGAGAAGCTGTTGACGGACCATTTGATTAGTCTCAAATCCCGCAAAAGGCTCTTGCAGAGAGTACGGTGCTTTGGTATGTGGGTAATCTTGAACACGGTTGGTAAGTGTGTACATGCGCTTTTCCAGACCTTGTACCTTTTCCTGTAATGTTTTTTGTATTTTTTCGTGTAGCGGCTGAAACTGGTCCTGCGTGAGTTTTCCGCCCCTAATTTCCCCTTGCATGCGAGAAAGTTCTTCAAAAGCGTCGTTACGAAGTTTTTGTATCTGAGTGTTTAATAAATTAATTTCAGATATGTCTTTTTGTTCGCTGCCAAAAGTGGTTCCCGACTTTCTCATGTCCTTGGACAAATCAGATTGCAACTCATGGAAGTGACGACCCTGCACCTCTCCCATGCCGGGGATAGTTGCTTCGTGCTCCGAGAACCGGGTAAAACCAATCGGGTAGGGGCCTGCGGCCACCCCCTTATGCTTGCCTCTATATGCCGCAGCCTCTTGTAAAACAAGACCGAGTTGTTTAACGTCATCGCTCATGAAGCGTTGAACATTCTTGGATGCTTCATGCACTGTTTGTACGGAGGGTTCCAAAGCGGTTTGCAATGCAGCTTGGGCGCGATCAGTTTGGGCATTGACGCTGGTTGTAACACTAAGCGGATCCATAGGTTTTAGCGAAGGATTATTCCAATTAATACCTAAATCTGGGATATCTATGGAATGAGAACGAGCCTGCTCTCTTGCCAAGTCTTGAACCTTCCTTGAGGCAGTAATTTCTGCTTCACGGTTCAATGCGGAGTAAACATCATTAGACCCATACAGTTGATTGTGCGTTGCTAAATGCGCCTGCGTTCTGGTCATTCCTTGATCCATGAACTGCTGTTCCATCTCCGCTTTCTTTCCTTTCATAAAATCATCTTTGAATTTGAACCAGACACTTTCTCCATTCTGCTTAAACAAAACGGGGCGGGCAAAGCCTCTTTCAATGTTTTGGATATCCTGACCAAACTGGTCAATCAGTTTGATGTTGTTCTCCGCCGTGTCAAGTTTTGCATTGATGCGAGATACAAGTTCCGGATCAGCGATTTTTGTGAGGTCTGGATTGGACAACAACTTTCTTGCGTCCTCTAGTTTCTTAATCGTAGGGGTTGTGGTGGAGTTGGCAACAAAAGCGCCAAGACTTGTTCCGCCCTCGTCAAACAACCTAGTAGCAAGAAGCGTTTGTTCCGGTTGCTCAAGATACAGGTTAGTTGTGCCCAGTTCCTTGCCCCAGACGTTGTCCTGACTCTGGTGGTACTTTCCCTTTTCAGGAGGAAGGGTCTCGGAAATCCATTTACCGGGTGAATGGGTCCCCGCCAGTGCTTGTTTAATTTGATCAGGGGTAAGCTTGGTTTTGGGATCCATGCCGGGGAATGCGCGTTCAATACGCTCAAGGTCGTAATCACGGAACTTGCCTTTGAGCTGGCCCTTGAGTTGGCCAAGCTGTACAGGGGTTTTGATGGTTTCAATAAACGCATCTAAGCGCCCCACAAATGGGCGATCTGCGGTTGCGCCCGCCTGCATTGGAGGAGCAACAGAAGCAATTTCTGGAACCGCTGTTACCGGCGCGGGAGCCATTTCCATCATTTCTGGAGCAACAGTCACTTCTGCGGGAGGCGCAGGCAATGGCTCGGCTTGTCTGGCAGCTACGTTTGCCTGTGCTTCTTCAACAGTGGGAGCTACCGTTGGAGCGGGAGGAAGAGCAGGAGCAGGGGCAGGGGCCGTCCTTGCAACTTCCTTGGGCTTTTTCATGTTTTGTAACAGATCTGCCGCTTTCTTTACGCCCGCTGTAGTTGCTTCCGCTGCTTGCATACCTTTGCGCACAACCCCGGCTGGATTTACAAGGCCCGCGCCCAACTCGCCAACAGTATGAAATGCACTTAACGCCGGATTTGTAGGAGGAGCCTTACGAATACCTGCTTCTGTTGCCTGTTCTTTGAGCCATTCTGAACCCATCACTGGTTTATCTACACCGTAACCAAACGGTTTCATGATCATATTGGGGATATCCCGAAACGCTCCAACTACATCGTAAGGTAGCTCACTAACTCCTTGCAAAAGCGCTCCAACATCTTCGCCATTTTGATAAGTGATATTGCGATTCATGCCCGTAGATGGGCGAGCCTTAGGCTGATAGTACGTATTTAGCGCAACTTGGTCAGCAGCAAGCTGCTCAATCTGCTGAGGAGTCATGCGCTCGCCTGTTTCAGGGGAGCCTTCTGCCCTGTGTACAACGCCGCCTTCGGCAAAGAATTTGTTCAAGCTGATGCCAAACTGCTCCGGATTGGCAGCAACAGCCATTGCCATGCCCCTGCGGGAAACATCCTTCCTCGCCGCGTCCGCCATGGCTTGGTACTGAGCCGCGCTGACTGTCGGTTGGGTAGGGGCAACCGGTTCTATTCCGGTGAAAGGATCGGTCCTCGGT